CCCGCGCTCTCCCAACGGGGCGCCGGCCAATGGTGCGGCTGCCAAGCCCAAGTCGAGCAGCGTCCGGGATTCCCTCCTGTCGTCCATTGGAGAGCTCAGGGAAGGACAGCGGGCCTAACCCATAAGGGGTAGGCTATGGCCTTTCCGAATCTCTCTGAAATCGTGACGACCACCCTGCGCAATCGCACGGGTGAACTCGCCGACAACATGAGCCGCAACAATGCGCTGCTCGCTCGTTTGTCCCGGCGCGGCAAAATCAAGACCTTCTCGGGCGGCCGTACCATCGTCCAGGAGCTCAACTACGCCAACAACCAGACTTTCCAGTGGTATTCGGGCTACCAGACCCTGAATATCGCGCCGTCGCAGACCTTCTCCGCGGCGGAATACCCGATCCGTCAGTCGGCAGTGGCAGTCTCGATTTCCGGTCTGGAAGAACTCCAGAACTCAGGCGAAGAGGCCATCATCGACCTGCTCGAAAGCCGTATCGAGAACGCCGAAGAGACGTTCATGAACGGCATGAGCCAGGGCATTTACGGTGACGGCACCGTGACCGGCTCCGTGAACGGTCTCCAGTTGCTGATCGCGACCTCGCCCACTTCGGGTATCGTCGGCGGCATCGACCGGGCGACCTGGACGTTCTGGCAGAACCAGGCGTATTCGTCGGCCACCAATGGCGGCGCGGCGGCGACCGCGGCGAACATCCAGCAGTACATGGACTCGCTGTGGGTGACGCTGGTCCGCGGCCGTGATTGTCCCGACCTGCTCGTCGCGGACAACAACTACTACAAGCTCTACTGGCAGAGTCTGCAGGCCATCCAGCGCATCGCGAGCGAGAACGGCTCCGGTGAGCATGGCGCGCTCGGCTACCAGTCGCTGAAGTACAACACCGCTGACGTGGTGCTGGACGGCGGCTTCCAGGGCTTCTCAAGCGATCCATTCCCCGGCGAGGTCTCTTCGACCGTCACCGGCGTCGGCGGCGCTCCGACCAACAGCATGTATTTCATCAACACGAAATACCTGCATTGGCGGCCGCATGCACGCCGCAACATGGTGCCGCTCGATCCCGATCGGTTCTCAGTCAATCAGGATGCCATGGTGAAGCTCATGGGCTGGGCGGGGAATATGACCCTCAGCAATGCGTTCCTCCAGGGCGTGCTTTCGGCTTAAGGAGCAGCACACATGACTGTCGCAGGTTTCAACACCATCAACACCGAAGGCATCGACTTCACGGCGATCTATACGGGCTATTCGCAGTCCAGCGCCGTTTCGTCCACCAACGTTCCCGAGTATCCGGGTCCGACCGGCCCGTTCACTCTGGGACAGACTGCGCTCGGCACCGACGGTTCGTCCTGGGTCTATGTCCTGGCCGGTGGCACGATCAATGCGGGCGATGTCGTCATCATCACCAACACGGCAGCGCTGTGGACGGCGAACGCCATCACCACGATCAACGCGGTCGGCAAGCTCGGTGATCTGGTCGGCGTGGCCCTGGTGGCGATCACCTCGGGCTATTATGGCTGGGTCCAGCGGGCAGGCAAGTGTGCCACGCTCAATGTGATCGCGTCCGTGGCCGCGAATGCGCAGTTGCGCACGACCAACACGGCGGGCCGTTTGACCGGCACGACCGCGACCGGATCGTCAACGCAGCTGGCTGGCGTGGTTCTGACCACGGCGAACGGCGGCACGGCGGGCGCCTTCGTTGAGGGCATCCTGAACTTCCCGGTTATCTCGACCGGCGATTGATGAACACCTCTCACGAAATCCATGGCAGCGATCCGTCGCTGCCATGGGAGCCGGCGAATCTCGAAATCGTTTCGAATTTCGAGAAGGAAATTCTTGCGGCCAATATTCGTGCCAATGCCAGACGCGATCTGCCTTTCATGATCGAGCAGTCCTTCGCAAAGACGGATGAACCTCTGGCCATCGTGGCAGGAGGCCCGACGCTCAACGATACGATTGGCGATCTACGCCAGTTTCGCCATGTCATGGTTTGCGGGTCTGCTCATGATCATGTCGTTTCGCTTGGCATAAAGCCGACCTACGCAACGTTCTGCGATGCAATGCCGTCGCCTCCTTTCTTCTCGCAGAAGCAGAAGGACTGTCATTACCTGCTTGCCACGCAATGTGATCCGTCGCTGTTCGATCATCTGTCGGACTGCCTGATATCCATGTGGGATCTGAACGGATACGTCGCTGCCAGCGAGTTTGAAGGTCGCGGACGCATCAATGGCGGAACCACGATGGCGATGCGCGCGCCAGCTATCGGCCTCGTGCTCGGGTACAGCGATTTTCATTTCTTCGGGGTGGACTCGTCCTTTCCGAACGAACGCGATCGGCATGCATACGACTATGAGGACGAGAGCGAAATTCTGCCGGTGGTTCACGTCAGGATCAACGATCGCGTTTTTCGCACGACAAACCAATTCATTGCCCAAGCGCAGGACTTTCAGTCGATCTGCACCCACTACGGGACGATGTTTTCCGTGAAGGTCTATGGCGACAGCCTGATGGGCGCTGTCTGGAAGGACATGAACGACAAGGTTTTGGCTTTATTCAAGCGGGAGAGTAATTGATGTCCGACACCTACACCGATTTTCGGCCCATGACGGGGATGGATCGCGCGTCGATCGATTCCCAAGGCTATGGCATGGTCCAGTACGGGCCGACAGACGATAAGCTGATCGTCGGCTTCTACAAGAAATCCGTTCTCAATCAGGCGCGCTCGCGCGAGATGGGTAAGCCGGTCCATGAGGGCCGGGATTTCGTCAAGATCCAGCATCCCGGCGAGACGCTCAATATCGTCGATCGGCCGGTCAAGGACGACGACAAGCAGCGTTGGCCGCGGCAGTGGCACAGCTATCAGCAGGGCGTGCGGCAGATGCCGGACGGTGTGCCGATCAATCTGCTGTTTCCGGCCAAGCCCGAAATCGAGACCATGCTGCGCGGCTACAACATCCACACCGTGGAGCAGCTTGCGGGGCTCTCTGGTGAGGCCATCAGCACGGTGGGCATGGGCGCCCAGGAATGGGTCAACGCTGCCCAGCGCTATCTGGAGCGCGCTAACAAGGGCGTGAACCACCATCAGTTCGAGAAGGCGCTGGCCGAGAAGGATGCGCAGATCGCCGCCCTGACCCGCCAAGTGGCCGAGATCACGGCTCTCGTGCGGCAGCAGCAGAGCCCTCAGCAGCAGGCCACGAACCCGCAGAACTACGATTTCCAGACCAGCCAGATCAACGCCACGCATCAAAGCGTGGACATGCCGTACACGCCGCCCGGCGCCGAGTTCGTCCAGGACTTGTCGGGCATGACTGCACCGAAGCGACGCGGGCGTCCGCCCAAAGTCCGAAACTAGGAGAACAGGAATGTCCAAAGCAGCAGATTTGATGCCTCTTGGGTTTTCGTGGCCGCTGGCGCAGGCCATTGGCTATTCGTCTGTCGCGATCACGGCGGCTGGCACTACCAGCACCGACGCGACCGCGTGCGATACGCAGAACTCGATCTTCATCATGACGGCGACCGGCTCCGACGGCATTCGCATGAGCACGGCCGTGCCGATCATGAAGCCGATCATGGTGGTGAACACGTCAGGCTCCACGGGCAAGGTCTATCCGTTCACGGGCGGCAACTTCAACGGCGGCTCGACCGATGCCGGCATTTCGGTGGCGACCCTGAAAGCCATCATCATCATGCGGCTGACCTCGACGCTGTGGCTCTCCAACCTCTCGGCGTAGGTCATGGCGCAGCTGAATTTGTTACAAATTATTCAAGCCATTACCGGCGAGCTCGGCCTGATCCAGCCCGCCGCAGTCATTGGCGCGACCGATTTGCAGACGGTTCAGCTTTACAATCTGGTCAACCGCGAGGGCGACAACCTCAAGCGGATGCATGATTGGACGCAGTTGCAGACGCTGTTCACGCTCAACGTGGCGGCGCCAACGGTCACGACCGGAAATGTCACGCTGGGCTCTGCGATCATTACCGGCATTCCGAGCACGGCAGCGATTACGGCCGAAACCTTCGTGGTGACTGGCAGCAATATCCCGGTAGCGGCGCGGGTGCTGTCGGTCGATAGCGCAACGCAAGTCACCATGGACATGGTGGCGACCGCGAGCGCGACCGCAACGACGCTGACCTTTGCGAAGGACACCTACCCGGAGAACTCCGACTTTGACCGCTTCCTCAACGGGACGGCCTGGGACAGAACCAACCGGTGGGCGCTGATCGGACCGGACAGCCCGCAGCTGGATGAATACCATCGTTCCGGCATTGTCACGACAGGCCCGCGGCGACACTTTCGGCAGGTCGGCAATCTGACGGCCGGCACCTATCGCATCTGGCCGCCTCCGGGAAGCGGCGATACGCCGTTCCAGATCGCCTGGGAATACCTGTCGCTGAATTGGGTTCGCAATGTCGGCGGCACGCTGCAAGCCAGCATGACGGCCGATACCGACACGCCGATCCTCGATAGCCAAGCGCTGATCCTGGGCGGCAAATGGCGCTTTCTGCAGGCCAAGGGCATTCCGACCGCAGCCTCGATGCAGACCGAATATCTCGACTACGTGCAGCAGCTGATTGCGCGCGATGGTGGCGCACCGACGCTGACCATGGGCCGGCGCTATACGCCATACCTGCTCAATGCATGGAACGTGCAGGACGGAAACTGGCCAGCCGGGAGCGGTTCTGCATGAGGCCAACGCTTGCCATGCAGATGGACAAGAAGTCCGCCAATCGCTTGATGGCGGGCACGGGACAGGCGTTCCCGATGTCCATTCCTGCCTCGGTCAAGGGCTGGGATCAGATTTCTTCCCTCGCCGACATGCCGCCCGATCACGCGGTGCAGCTCGACAACTGGATTCCCCGGCCGGGCTATCTCGAAATCCGCCGCGGCTCGCGTTCATGGGCTTCGGGTATCGGCACGAGTTCATCACCTGTCGAAACCATCATGGCCTACAACTCGCCGAACCTGGGCAATTCAAAACTGTTCGCGATCGGGGGCGGCGCAATCTATGACGTGACGGCCGGCGGCGCGGCCACGATCACGACCATTACCGGGCTCTCCAGCAACCGCTGGCAATACTGCAACTTCACCAATGCGGCGGTGGCGGCATGGCTCGTGGCGGCAGATGGCGTCGATACGCCGGTCATCTATGACGGCTCTGTCTGGGCGACGATGACGCTCTCTGGCGTCACCGTGAACGACATTTCGTCGTGGACGGCATGGAAGGGGCGTCTGTGGTGTACGCTCGCCAATTCAACAGCCGTCGGCTATCTCGGCAATAGCGCGATTTCGGGGGCGGTGACCAAGTTCGACCTCGGTCAGCAGATGACGCGCGGCGGCTTCATCATCGCGATCGCAACATGGACGCAGGATTCCAAACAGACCGTTGACGAGTACATTGCGTTCATTTCCTCGCGCGGCCAGGTGATCGTCTATCAGGGAACCGACCCGAGCACGGCGAACACCTTTGCGCTGGTCGGGGTCTATGACATCGGCGCCCCGATCGGAAAGCGTTGTTTCCTGCGCATTTCTGGCAATCTCTGGGTTATCTGCGTCGATGGCATCCTGCCAATGTCGGAGATGCTGACGCAGGATCGCGCCGCGGCCGCCAAGGTGGCGCCGACTACCATGATCCAGAACGCCATGATGAACTCGGCGCGGCTCTATAGCGGCAATTTCGGCTGGCAGTTCATCGAGTATGCCAAGAGCCAGCTCGCAATCCTGAACATTCCCCAGGTCGAGAACAACACCTCCGTCCAGTACGTCATGAACACGCTCACCGGCGCATGGTGCCAGTTCACCGGCATGTCAGCGAACTGCTGGGAAGTCCTCAATGACGTGCCGTATTTCGGCGCGAACGATGGGCGCGTGTATCAGTGGGACTACGGTTCTGGCGACTTCATCAACGATGAAAACCTGCCGATCACGGCGACCGTGCAAACGGCCTTCAACTATTTCGACAGCCGCGGGCATCTGAAGCGCTGGACTATGGTGCGGCCGATCCTGACGACCGACGGCAGCGTGACCCCGGGTGTCGGGCTCAACATCGATTTCGGAACGGATGCGCCGATCTCGATCCCTTCGACTGCCACGACCGTGAGCGCGCTCTGGGATGTCGCGCTCTGGGATGTGGCCACATGGCCGCTCAATTCATCTCTGGTCGCGAACTGGACCACGGTGGAGGGCATCGGGCAATGCTGCTCGATCCTGACCAAGGTTTCGACGGTCCAGAACGGGCAGGCAAATGGCGTTGTGCTGCAGCTGAATGGCTGGGATCTGATCGCAGAGCCGGGGAGGGCTTTCTTCTGATGAAAGGCTTTCCGGAAATTCGGGCGAGAGCGGCTTCTGAACCATCCCCCAAGCATGCTCGGGTTTGTGAGGTATCCGCTAGCTCCGACTTCTCCCTTTCGGGCTCGCCCACAGCCCTCATAGCATGCGAGGTGCGGCTATGAAAGGCTTTCTGCTCGGCAGGGACGTGGAAGTGGCCGCCTGGGCCTTCAAGACGTTCGGCTTTCACCCGACGCAATACTGCATGGCCGTGGGCATCCTGCAGGACGGCCTTTTGGTCGGAGCCTGCATGTTTCACGCGCACAACGGCCCCGATGTCGAGCTTTCCTACTATGGGCCGAAGACGTTGACGTTGGGCCTTGTGAAGGGGCTGGCAAAGATCGCTGTCGAGCATCTCGGGGTGTCGCGGGTCACGGCGCGCACGGCGCGATCGAACAAGACCATGACGCGCGGGATTCGCAAGGTCGGGTTCGAGTTCGAGGGCGTTCGCAAGTGCGGCTACGGCAATCAGGACGCAATCATGTATGGCCTTTATGGCAAGAACCTCGCCAGACTTGCGGGAAAGGCGCTGCATTAGATGAGCTTCGGCGCACCCAAAGCCCCCGATCCGACGGCAACTGCGAATGCACAGCAGCAGTATAATGTTGAAGCTGCAGGCGCACAGAACAGGGCGAATTCATACAATCAGGAAACCCCGTTCGGCTCGGTCAGCTATGTGGCCGACGCGAGCAGCCCATCCGGCTATCGCGTCGTCACCAACACCGGCGCTACGGGACAGAAGCTGCTGGGTGCCGCGTCCAATCTCGCGGACAATTCAGTTGGCATGTATTCGCAAGCGCCGAATCTCGATGCGGTCACGGGCGACACAGCGAAGCTGCTGAACTCATGGCAGCAGCGGTATGTTCAGCCGATTTTCAATCAGCAGGATTCCAACCTTGAGGCGCAACTGCGCAGCCAGGGCCTGACGCCGGGCTCGGAAGCCTACAACAACGCCAAGAACCTTCTCGCCCGCAATCAGGGCGATGTCACCAATGATTATCTGACCAAAAACGAAGCTCAGGCTTATGGCCAAGCCCTGCAAAACTATCAGCTGCCGCTGGAGACCATTGGCGGCCTGTTTCAGACGGCAGCTCCAGGCCAATTCCAGCAGACGCCAACTGCATCGATTCAGCCGGCCAACTATCAGGGCGCGGTGCAGGCAAACTACGAAAACCAGATGAAGAACTATGAGAACACCTGGAACAACATCGGGAAGCTGGGCGGCTCGGTCTTGAACCTCGCCATGGCGCCGACGACCGGGGGCACCTCGATGGCCGGGATGTTCGGTAAGGGTCCGGGCGGGGGCTGGGGAAACATGTTCATGGGCGGCGGCAGCCCGACGGGATTGTGAGGGAGCCTTATGGCTGACTTTTTCCAATCATCCCCAACGTTCATCAATCCGGCCTATGCCACTCCGGAGCAGTTGGCGACGCAGCGGGCTTATGCGGAGGCGCTGACCAAGCGCAGCGGCGAGAATGTCACGCGCCCGACCGGCGCTATCGCCAACATGATCACGGCCTTGACGGCCGGTCTTGAGCGCAACCGCGCCAATGAGCTCCAGAGTCAGGCCGCGGAGGGCAATGCCGCCAACATGTCGGCGCTGATCGGCCAATTGCAGCACGGGCAGACGGTCGATCCCAACAATCTCGGCCGCATGATAGCCAATCCGATGGTTTCGCCCGAGCAGCGGGCGCTGGCCATTGAGCTGATGCGCCCGAAGGCCGTCGAGGACGTGGCGGGCCGTCCTGGGTACGCGAGCCCCGTCCAGGGAGTGCAGGCTGCGCCGGTCCAAGGCGCCTTTCAGCCGGGCTTCCGTGCGCCGGAAAGCGCCGGCAGTGTCAGCACCACCACGCCAATTCCCGCGCCCGGCATCGCTCCTACGGGGCCTGCCATGCCTCGCCCGCCGGTTGCTTCAGGTCCCAAGGTCTGGGGCGATCAGGAGGCGATCGCGGCCGGCCTTTATCCGCCTACTGGGGCTCCGCAGCGTGGGAGCGGCGGGGGGCAGCAGGCGCCTGGCGCGGGTACTCCCCCTGCGCCGGCGCCTGTCGTTCCCGGCTCGCGGCTCGATCAGCTGGCGGCCAAGGATCGTGAGCTTTCGGCCGAAAAGGAGCGCACCCAAGGCGGTGCCAAGGCCGAAAGCGGCGTCATTGAAACCGATGTCAGGCGCGCCGCGGCGGCTCCTGAGACCCTGAAAGGTCTTGGGATCATGAAAAATACCATCCAGAGCGTCGGCGATCAGATGACGTTCGGCCCGACGGCCAAGCTCTCCAACGAGGCAAGGCGGGTCATTGCCAACTATGCGCCCGGCCTGGTCGATGAGAAGGCACTGGCCGGCGCCGACGCGATCGAAAAGCTCAATCTGGGCTTGGCCGGCTCGCTGTCGCAGCAGCTCGGGCTTAATCCGTCCGACATTTACCGTTCGGTGGCGTCCGTTCCCGGCAACGAAAAGAGCAAGGCTGGCACGCTCGCGCTGATCAACATGATGGAGCAGGCGGCCCGCAACGACCAGTATGTGGGCACCACGCTGTACCAGAACTCCAAGGGCGACCTCGGGGCCTATCAGCTCGCCCGCGCGGCCTATTACGCGCATCACCCGATCGTCAATCCGATCACTGGGAATGCGATCGATATCGACGCCAGCAAGCCGCAGCAGGGCGCCCAGAATGCCGGGCCGATCAGCGTTTCGACGCCCGAGGAAGCCCGCAGGTTGCCCAAGGGCACGCCGATCCGGCTGCCCGACGGCCGGGTGGGAGTGGTGCCCTGATGGCCGATCCCTGGGCTGAATTCTCCCCTCAAGGCGCGGCGCCGCAGCAAGGCGCGGGCGCCGATCCATGGGCAGAATTCATCGCTCCGCAGATGTCTGCCGGCGAGAAAGCCATGGATGCCTATAAGGGGCTCGGCACGGGGGCCATCAAGGGCACGCTGGCGCTTGGCGGCATGGTCGGGGATCTGACTAACCTGGGCGCCAAGGGCATCGAGAAGGCTTCCAATGCGGTCTCGGATGCCCTCGGGATTGAGCGCTATCAGCGGCCGGAAACGCCGTCGGCTCTCAATGCCATCCCGACCACTCAGAGCCTGACCGAAAGCCTCAAGAGCGCGCTTGGTGCGGATTTCTACCACCCCAAGTCGGATTACGGGAAGGCGGCCGAAAAGGTCGGCGAGTTCATCCCCGGCGCGGCTGCTACTGGTTTCACCGGTGGCGGATCGCTGGCCGGCAATGTTGCGCGCTATGCCGTGGCACCTGGCGCGGCGACCTTTGCGGCCGAGAAATACCTTCCGGAGAGCGATTACAAGCCGTGGCTGGTGGCCGGCGCTGGCGTGGGGGCGAGCCTCGCCAATCCGGCCCGTGTTGTCACTCCGCTAGAAGCCACACCAGCCAAACAGGCCGCTGTGGCGGCGCTGGAGCGCGAGGGTGTCACGTCGCTGACGGCCGGTCAGCGCACCGGCAACAAGTCTCTGCAGTATCTGGAGAGCGCCGCAAGCCATGCTCCGGGGGCTGGAGGTGGCGCGACCCGGATCGAGCACGAAGGACAGCGGCAATTCACGGAAGCCGCTCTGCGCCGCGCGGGGACGGCTGGAGAGGCCACGCCGGAAGTGCTAGCGGCCAACCAGCAGCGGCTCGGGCAGGCGTTCCAGGATCTATCAGCACGGAACACCTTGGTCCCGGATAACCAGTTCATCAACGACCTCACTGATGCCGTCAGCCGATACCGTAATGTTCCGGATTCGCAACAGCGTCAGATCGTCCAGGGCTACATCAATGACATCGTTCCGCATGTGAATGCGGGCGGTATGCCAGGCACGCAGTATCAGCCCATGCGCTCGATGTTGTCGGCGGACGCGAAGTCGGTTGCCAATAGCGATCCTTATCTGTCTCGGGCTCTTGCCGGCATCCGGAATGCGCTCGACAGCGCCATGATGCGCTCAATCTCTCCGGAAGATCAGACGCTTTGGCAGCAAGCGCGGCGCGAATACGGCGCGCAAAAGGTCATCGAGAAAGCCGCGAGCCGGGCCGGCGAGGCCACCGCCGAAGGCCAGATCACGCCGGCCAACCTGCGCAATACCGTGGCGGCCGAGAACCGCGGCGGCTATGCGCGGGGGGAAGGGCCATTCAATGAGCTCGCTCGATCGGGTGTCAGCGTCATGTCGCCGCTGCCGAACTCAGGCACAGCACAGCGCGCCAATGCCTTCCACCTCTTGAATGCGGGTCTGCTCGGCATTCCTCAGGCTCTGATGGGGCGCGCAGTGATGTCGCATCCGGTCCAGTCGTATCTGGCCAATCAGTTGATGGCCGGCGCGCTGCCGACCAATCCGGCCGCCCGCGATCTATTGATGATCGAAGCGCTTCAGCGATCCCAGCAGCCAGCGATAGAGGCGAAGTGATTCCATGATGATCGTGGTTGCCAGCAACGCAGCAAAGAAGGCCACCAGCGCGGCCACGTATCCGTTTGGGGTCCAGCCGTATTTGTTGTTGGAGCCGATGACACCGACCAGCACTGCAAACTGGACGACCTTCAAGAAGAACTGCACGGGGGCCTCACATGCCGTTTAACGGCTCTGGCACGTTTACCATCGTCAATACCTTCGTGCCCAACACCACGATTCTTTCGGCTGCGGTCAACCAGAACTTCACCGACATCGCCACCGGCTTGTCCGACTGCCTGACCCGTGACGGCCAGGCAGGAATGTCCGCCGTATTCAAGGCCGTCTCTGGGTCTGTCTCGGCTCCCGGCATTTCGTTCAATTCCGATGCTACGGCAGGTCTCTATCTCAGTTCAACCGGGATTGTCGGGCTTGTCGCCAAGTCACTCGGTCTTCTAGTCAATTCCGCGATCTATCAGGCGACCTCGGCCACCGTGCAGGCCGGCGGTTCCGGCTATGCTGTCGGCGACACCATCACGGAAACCGGTGGAACGGCGATTTCGAACGCCGTTTTCACGGTCGCGACGCTGAGCGGATCGGCGGTTGCGACCGTGACCGTTGGCTATCCTGGTAACTACACGGTGGTTCCGTCCAACCCTGTCAGTCAAGGCTCGACTTCCGGCCTCGGAACGGGCTGTACGCTCAACATCACCTTTGCCGCACAATTTGCGAGTTCCCTCGTGACCAACGAGGCCGGGGCATTGCCTTGGCAGCGGCTCGGATCGTCGTCCTTTGTCTCGGGGCTGATGGCGCTTGCCAATGGCAAGGATTTTGTGACCGGTCTCGGCGCCTCCAACGTCATCTCCGCGATTGGTCTTTCCGCGCCGCCTCCTGGCGCATCGTTCAAGAATCTCGTCATCAAGGTTGCCACCACCACCACGGCGACAGTCGCGGCTGATTACGTTGTCGTGACCAACGGTACCGCCTATCAGACGCTGGCGTTCAGCTCGACGATCAATTTTGCCACAACAGGCGCGAATGCTCTTGATACCGGATCAATCGCCACATCGACTTGGTATGCAATTTGGGTGATTGCCAAGCCAGATGGCACCACGGCCGGTCTTGCATCGACCTCGGCCACGTCTCCCACAATGCCAAGCGGCTACACCTACAAGGCCCGCGTTGGTTGGGTGCGTTCCTCATCCAGCGTTGCGCAGCTCTATGGCACCTGGCAGTTCGGACGACGGGCACAATATGTTCTTGGCCTCGGTGCGCTCTCGGCTATGCCGCAGATGATCAACGCGGGCAGCGCGACGTATGCATCGGCCTCTGTGTCCAATTTCGTCCCGACTACGGCAAGCGAAATCTACTTCACAGCCGCCAATGCGACGGTAAGTGCGTTCAACGCAATTGCGCCGAATAATGGATATGCCACCACCCTTAGCACAACGAGCCCGCCTCCATTCGGTGGTGAGACTCGGCAAATCTCCGGAACCTTCGTGCTGGAAAGCACGAACGTCTGGTACGTCAGTTCGTCCGGAACGCTCGTCGCTTTCTGCAACGGCTGGGTGGACAACCTATGACCGCTCACCACTGGCTGCCATCCCAATCGTATTTCGGCCGCTCCTTGCTTTGCGTTGCGAGCCAGAACGAGAGCGGCAGTCCGAGCACGAACAGAACGACAAGAACGATTGCTGACACGTCCATCGCAATATCTCCCTTTGCGCAATCCGGGCAACGTATCACGGCCGGGCGACAACCTGCAATGAGTCCGAGATGACCGACATCAACGCGCTCCGTGTCGCGAATGCACAGCGCTGGGCAAAGGCGAAGGCCACGCGCGATTTCAGCAGTGTTGCAAAACATCTGGTCGCGCCGGAAGCCAAGAAGCAATATCAAGCGGTTGAGGCGCGTACCGGAGTTCCCTGGTGGTTTATCGCTGTCGTCCATGAGCGTGAGTGCTCGCAGAATTGGTCCGGTTCGCTCGCGCAGGGCGACCCATGGAATGCGATTTCTGTGCATGTCCCGGCCGGTCGCGGCCCGTTCAGGTCGTGGCAGGAAGCCGCGGTCGATGCGTTGGTCAACTGTCCTCCGCATGCCGCGCGCTGGACGGATTGGAGCGCGGGCGGTGCGCTGACGATACTCGAACAATACAACGGCCTGGGCTATGCCGCGCGAGGCATCCCGTCTCCCTACATCTGGTCCGGCACCGATCAATACCGATCCGGCAAGTACATCCGCGACGGCGTCTTTGATCCCAGTGCCGTTGACAGCCAGCTTGGCTGCGCCGGCCTGCTCAAGGCCATGATGGCGCTCGATCCCACCATCACATTTACGGGCGTCACGATCAGGCCCGCTCCGACTCCTGTTCCCAAACCCGCGTCTCCATCAACCACGAGCCCAGACAAGGGCTCGATCGGCGCGGTGATCGCCTCCTTGATCAGTGCGCTGGCATCCCTGTTCAAGAGGAAATGACATGAATTATCTGGCCGTATTCAATGCCTCATTCGCGATCGGCGTCGGTGCTGGTGGCGCCATCGTCTGGTTCTTCAAGGACAAGCTCGTTGGCTGGTGGAAGGGCGCAGAGCGGTTTGCGCAGGATCTTGAGGCCAAGGCAAAAGCGATCAAAGGCGCTGTGAAATAATGGGCCTTTTCGATATCACTGGAATTGGAGCGGTTGCCGATCTCGCAAAAGAGATTCTGGCGATGTTTCCAAATGCCGAGCAGCGGGAAGCCGCCGCAAACAAGCTCCAAGATCTCGTTGCGCAGGTCGCGCAGGCTCAATCCGCAACCAACACGGAAGAGGCCAAGAGCACGTCTCTGTTTGTCGCCGGCTGGCGCCCGTTCATCGGGTGGGTTTGCGGCTTTGGTTTTGTCTATTCGATCGTGCAGCCTGCATTGCATTTGCCGCCCGTCGACATGAACAACATGATTACGATTCTTGGGGGCATGCTCGGGCTTGGCGCGATGCGCAGCTACGACAAGGCGAACAACATCCCAGATTCCAAGATCAAGCTTTTCGGGAAACGTTGAACAGCAAGCGGCCCAGAGCGTCGCGTCAACGGCGCTCCGAGCCTGGCCACACCAACCCGGATAGGGGCTGATATGGTTACGACTATGGAACTACAACTTTCGGGCGAGACTATTTCGTTGGATGCCGTTCCCGTGAAAATACCCGAGCTGTGATGATGCAGCCACAGGAAGCAGGCGGATTCGATTGGTTGCATGGACTGACCGGCATTGGTGGCGGTGCGATTGGCACGCTGATGACGTGGATCTGGCGCGCAGCTCGCATTGAACCGAAGATTCGCGCAGACTTTCAATCGGATATCAAGACGGCCGAGGAGCATCTAGAGGCCAAGATCGAGGATGCCGAGCGCCGCGGAGAGGCAAAGGTTGAGGAAATGATCGGCCAGTTTCGCGAATCGTTCACGGGCATGCGTCGCAAGATCGATGACGTGGAGAAGGGGAGCCTTCTGAAGGACGATTTCCATCGCTATCGCCAGGAGGACCGCTTGGCTGCCGAGGAACGCCGGAAGGAGAACCGTGAGGACTTCAGGCGGCTTGAGGCCAAGATTGACCAGATCCTGGGACAGCGGCAGTGATCACCTGGGCCTCGACAAAATCCTCCCCGCATATGCTGGAGCGGCCGATTGACCGCAAAGTCGCTCGTTATCTCCGTGAGAACCGAGGCATCGATGCCGTTCTGCTGGCGGCAGATCTCAAGCTTGATGTGCGCCTTGTGGTATCGTATCAGCGGCGGCTTGGGCTGAGAGGCGCTGGGCAGGTCTGATGCTCATTGCCCAAGAGCGCGGACTAGCTTTCGAAGGATGCGAGCAATCTTCTTTGCCTGCTTCCTTCCTTTCCGATTTCTCATGAAGACGGGTTGCGCGTACATCGCTTATGTTCGCCGTCGATACTTGCCGCGCTTCGGCTTTGGTCCGAGCGGTCCTGCAAAGATACTTCGAAAGCCGCATTGATTGACGGGTCGATAGCGGCCTCGTCTCGGCCTGTAGTTCATTGGAGGCCGGCCATATGGTGGATTGTAGATCGCGATCTGCATGCTGCGGTTCCTGTTTAGAAATGATGGGTGCCTGGCACATACCAACGGCAAGCGGAAGGCGATTCCGCGCTTCCATAACCCGCCGTGCTGTACGTGACCGCATCGGCGTCCAAAATCCATTCGTGCCATCGCAGAAATTGCGGCTTGATTTGAGGAGGCGGACTTAGCTTTTGATCGTGGGTCATCTTGCGATTCCTGTTTACGTCCGTTGCACAGCGGATAAGGCGGCGTCCAGCGCCTTTTGAGCAGCCTCATATTTCGACCATGCCGGAGCCTGGTCATTGAAACGCAGATTGCCTTGCCGCCCCTCAGCAAGCATCCAGTCGTTGACTTCCTTCATGGCCTCGTTTCGAGCAGCAGAAAGATCGTCAAGTGTCATGGTATTCTCCGTTTCGTTCACTGCTCAAGCGCGCTCAGCGGCAATAGCTTCGCGCGCAACCCTTCCCATTTCCTCGAAAATCTCAGCCCAGATATCCACGTCTTCGATACCGAGTTGATCGTATCGGAATCCTCTCCGATCATCGAGAGCACGCATATAAATCTTGCGGCCAAGTTCCCGGTCGGCACTGCCCTTCGGCAGTTCGTGGTAGCTCATGTTTCTATCCTCGATCTTCGGTCAGGATCGTGGCCGAGTTTGCGAAATCCCCCACATGAGCAGCAGCCCCAAGGGGATTCCGACATATACGAACCAAGCGTTTTGTATATCAAGTGGCGTCATCAGCGCTTCCCATTCGAAAGCGCGCCAGCCTTGCGGATCTCTTCAATGGCGGTACGCGCCAATCTATGAGCATTGTCGAAATCCCACGTTGACCCAAATATCTGGATACATTCCTTGCGGAGCGCTTTTGCGACCCTCTCCTCCAAGGCATAATCAAAATCGCTGGTTGTGAGCACGTTTACCTCGCTTTCTACTGATGATCGTCAGAAGCCCAACACGACGAAACCAGGCTCAATGCCGAATTGACCGCCGGTCAGGATGTACTCGATCTTCTTCTCGATGCTATAGGGGACGTTGTCGTCCGGATCGCATACGTATCCGTATCCAGGGGTGTACTGCTGCAGCTGGACGAAATCGCCCTTCTGATATCCCCGGTCGTCGCGACGAACATCGAATTTCTTGTCGCCGCGCACGATCGCTTCATAGTAAGGCGTCCAGCACTTCAATTGATGCGTAGTCATCTCGCGCTCCTTATTGAAGACCGTCAGAAACAAACGTCGCAGGTGCAATGCGGTCGCTTGCCGCTCTCACACCTAGGCGATGGATCATGGGAAGGACCAAAGCTACCTTGCGCTAACTCAGCGCAAGTGGGGCAACCCTCCTCCATCACGATACGCCTTCGGGTTGGTATTGATGGCCGTTCCGACACTATGGTGCGCCGCGCCTTATCGTAAATGAGGCGCCCGCGGCCGGGTTCGATGTTCGGCGGATCTTGTTCTGGCATTGGTCTATCCTCGCTCCTCTGCATTGTTGGCGGGTCCCTCCGGCATGGGAACCCAATGCGTGACGTGTTCCGGAAGCGAAAATACCGTGTACCAGGGGTCCTCGCAGTCAACGATGAGCCATCCGGAATGAAGCTCATCCTGAAATCTAATCTCGTCCTCCCAATGAGTTGGCCAGCATCCAGGCCAAATCAAAATCCGCGTCCCGTCCTTCGGCGCGGTCTCGATCGGTCTCCACTCCATATGCTTCCCCCTACCTCGGTCTGAATCCTTGATGGTCAGGCCATCCGCCTCATGAACTCGTTGTACTGGCGCCGGAAGTGACGCTCCGGGTCGGCGTGCTCGTCCCAGCCCTTGAGGATCTGCATCAGGTTGGAGGCGATCGGCTTGGCGTTGGCCGGTAGGTTCCGGTAGGCGCGGGCGAGCTTGCGGCGAAGGTTTTCCAAATCTCGTTTCGTTCCTGCTATTTCCATGGGTCTCTATTCCTCAGTTTTCCAGAATATGCGAGCGATCTCAAAGATGGGGTAGCTTTCTCAGAGCCCTCCCTAATCGTCTAACTTGCTGTTATTCTTGCTATTTTTGGAGATTTGGAAAACCTGAGCCCTCCCGTTTTCCAAATCCTGTTCTGTTCCCGTTCCATTGCGGGCGAAAAACACCTCAATGATCCGTTGCTCTTGCTCGACGTGACGAGTGTAGTGCGCGCCCATCCGGGCGTCCCGATCGCCCAAGGCCGCCGCCACCTGGCTGTCATTGGCGCCGGTCACGCGCTTGATCTCGGCAGCGAACGAAACACGCAGCCCATGCAAGGTCAGGCCGGAACCGATCAGCCCCTTGGCTTCCAACTTCGCAAGGAAATTGCTCGACTGTTTTTGCAACTGCTCAGCACTTACCCAAGGCTGCCCGTTATAGCGCAGCGCGATCGGACCTTCAGTCACGCGAACCTTGAGAGAGGCAAGGAAACGTTGCAGCTCGGGCGAGGCCGGCAGCCAGTGCTGTTCGCTGTTCTTCTTGTGCGTCGTCCTGAAGCACTTTCCAAAGCGCTGATCGGCCTGATAGTTGGACCACTGGACAGCGACAATGCTTTGGCTGCGGTAGCCTAGATGGCGGGCGAGCATATAGGCCGTTCGCAGGTGCAGCGGAGCGCGAGCCATCGCGGCTTCCCATTCCGCAGGCATCCACTCGCGGTTCGCGTTGGGATCTGATTTTTGCGTCCGGTCCATCCCAGCCGCCGGATTCGCCGGCATCCATCCGCGCTTGACCGCCTCACCGAACATCGAGGCCAGCGCTGTCACCATCTTGTCGGCAAATGCTGGCCACTTGTCGGCGACGCAGCGATCTCGCACTGCATAGAGATCGGCCTGTGTGATGCCGGCCAGCGGGAAATCATACTCTGGCTCAAGATAGCCCAGTCGATCGGCGTATTCGGTTCTGGTCGTCTCGCTGAGGCTGGCGAACTTCGGACACTGCGCGGGGTCAGTAAACCATGCCACTAGCCAGCCTAGGGAGCGCTCTGGATATGCCATGCGTTTGCGGGCGCCGTTGTATAGCCCGATGATATCTGGCTCAGCCAGACGCTTCACGAGGGCCGCGCGCTCGCCTTTGAAGCCGCGCAATAGCACCGCGCCGTCTGAACGGCGGTAGACGTAATATTTGCCCTTGGCGCGGGCGATCTTCAGCCCTTTAAGCGGCACCTTGACCACCGAGCTTCTCCCCGAATTTGCGGGGCAATGGTTGCGCATTTTCCGGAACCAGGGAAGACACTTCCACGGGCTTGTCACCAACGATCAAGGTGCCGTCAGTCCTGACCCCGATCACGAAGCGGCCAGCCTGTTCCACGCCTTTGATGGCGCGAGCGAGGGATGCTGCAGTGAAGGGGATGTGGCGCGTCATGGTGCCTCAGAACGGAATTTCGTCGTCGGTCAGAACAGTTAGCGACTTCCGCGGCCAGAACTTTTCCAGCAGCCGGAAGATCGGCCAGCGGATCGGCAGCGTCAGCTTGCGCCAGAACTCGCAGCGTTCCTGTTGCCGGCACCATGTATCGTATTCGGCCTGCTGCTCTCGCTGGTGATCGATTTCGATTTTCGATGCCCACCATGTTGCATAGCAAGAGTCACAGTGAGCGCGACCTTCAAAGTCGATCTCGTAGTGCTCGTGCGAGCATTCGACTCCGGGATCTTCGTCATCGTAATAGTTCATGGCTTTCCGCCATCTGCTTGAGGAACGGCGGAGCGATCCTTTTTTGGTGTTCGCCGCACGCCAGATGCCAGACCTAGACGATAGGTTCGTGCTTCCACGCCTCCACGAGTGCGACCAGGCAAGAGTATCGTCAATTGTCTAAAGCTCAGTCCCTTGGCGACGCCGTCGCGAATGATGGTATCCTCTTGCGCGGACCAGTGATTGATGGCACGGGGCCGGTAGTGAGTCTTGCCGGTCCAGACGTTGCTAATCGCGGATTCCGATACGCCGTATTCATCGGCCAATTCACGCAGGGTCTTCGCACCCTGCGCGCTGCGAATTGCTTCGGCCTGTTCAGGGGTGAGTTTTCCGGCGCTGCCATATCTCGACCGAACATGCGTGCCGTGTTCTCGGCAATCCAGCATGTTCTCAGAAGGCGTTTTCCACGAAAGATGATGCGGGTTGACGCAAGCCGTATCACCGCAGGAATGAGCGGCCTCGTGGACGTTTGATGGGGCGCGACCATGCGCAAGTTCGCACATGAACCGGTGGGCGTAATAGGCTTTCCCGAGATATCCGAAAGTGCCATATCCCCGCGTTGTGGAGAAGGGCCAGATCAGGCACCAATCCTTATGCGGGTATCCTTCGTGATCTCGGATGAAGCGAATGGCTTTGCCTTCGCCCTTCTTGGCTTGTTCAGCCATTGCTATCCTCGCTTCCCTGGGGTGAACGCTGAGGTTCTCGATAGGGGAGATATTCGGGACAGCGATCCCGTTCATCTTCGGTGCTGCAGGCACGTCCTGACACGAAATGAGTGTCGCAAAATCTACAATATTCTCGGCTCATGGTTCCTTCCGGCGGTGTTGCGAAGTGAGCGCTGACCCCACCTCTGCGTCAGAAACGTTCCTAAGGCGAAGCCCATGGTCGTGGACTGCTGGGCCGACGCGATGACAAGACGAACACACTTCACCTTCCGGAAGATCGCGACCGTTCGCGCACAAAATGCATCCGCTGCACACAATGCATCCACATTTTTTGGAATGAATATTATCGGTCATGCCAATCCCTCGATCTTACGCGCCCTCTCGACCTCTTGCTGGTATGTGCGGCCAATTCCAATGCGGCCATGACGTAACCAAACTTGCAGGTCATCATATTCTTGAAGAGTAAGGCCGAGCGCGGCTGCCTTACGCTCCATTTCTTGAACATTGTCGGGATTCTCGCTCATAGCATCGTCTCTTGTTTTGATGGTTTTGGGCGTTCTATGAACATATCACCTTGAGACAGCGCCTTTTCGATGCGCTTGCAGGCGATGTCGAAGTATCTGGGTTCGATCTCGATGCCGATAAACTGGCGACCGAGTTTCACCGCAGCTACTCCTGTCGTCCCCGAACCCATGAAAGGATCGAGCACAATTTCGCCTGCACTTGAGGCATGATCGACTAGCCACATCATCCAGCCCAGAGGCTTTGGGCATGGATGTCCATTCTGAGAAGCAGCCTCTGTGCTTTCGATGGCACTTGGCCTTGACCCAAAGTTTAAACGTGGCGCCGTGCCGTAAAGGGCGATTGGTGAAAGCGAATTAAAACCCCAACAATGCCTTCCCTGGCTGGCCGGAAGATACACGCCGCCGATAGCATCCGGCTTCGGTAGCTCGTGCAGATTATTGTTTGAGAATACGGCACCGCGAGAAGCAATAGAAAGGCTCGCTTCTACGGCGGGAACTATGATTGATCGATAGTTGTCTAGGCTATCTGCATAGCTCCCATACGCCATCTTAGCCAAACCGTGCCGGCCTCCGCGCTTGTCATTGCGTTCGCCCAAATCAAGCCCATATGGCGGATCAGTCACAACGGCATCGACCTTGCCAAGCGTTGGCAGAATCTCACGGCAATCCCCGAGATAGAGCGTCACGCCTTCGGCTATGGTTTCGATGCGGCTCAAGTCTTACCCCTCTCCACGATCGGGGCGCGATACTGCGTGCCGCCTCGCATGCTGCTTGCAAAACTCACCGTTAGGACCATGGCCCCGTTTGCGTGAGCACTGCACCGAGACGTAACGATAACTCTGAGATACGCATTCAATGCAGCGGGTCATATTTTCTGCAAATCCCTTGGGGTTTCCGGCCCAAACCCCATAGCGGCGCTTGCCGGGCTCGCCATCGGGTATCATTCCCCACCCCGCTCTTTAGAGGTGACCGAGCGGGGGATATCATTGTCTCCGTAATCAGGCGCTCCGCATCGTCTGCACTGGCATATGTATGTCTCCCCGACACGCTCCCAATCGTGGCCCTCTCGGCACGGATCATCCGAGGAAAACGTGCCAAGTGGGGGCTTCTCGTATGGTGGCAACCCCCGGCGTTGACGCTCGGCTGGGCTGTCTGTCGATGTGAGCACGGATGGCTCTCCCTTTGCCAATAATCCGATGCATTTTCGGCCTATCTGCCGCTCGCAGTAAACCTGACAATCGCAAAGGTGCTCAGGCCGCGTTGTTTGGGCAGGCGGTGCGCCGGGGGTCGATGAGATCGCGGCATGATAGTCCAGCACCGCCTTGACGTGCAGAAGGACGATTTCCTTTTGCCATTCAAGGCTATCCCAATAGTGGTTTACGAACCTGCCCCACAACTGTTCATCAACAATCGGCAGCGAACTTTGGGCATGACCGTTGACATAGACGCACGTCGGCAAAACTTTATCGATCTGCTCCAACGTCTGATCCGGCCGAAGTTGTCCCTCTAGCAGCACTTCCTCACCGGTCTTTATGTTGATGACGATCAGTTCAAATTTGCCCCCTTGGAACGAAGCAAACCCAAACCGAACTTCAGCAGTCTCAGGGGATGGCGCCGGTTGGGCAGGACGGCGCAGGGCCTTCGCTGCTTCTAAGATCATTCCGGCTTCGGCCGCCGAATAGAGACCATGCGCGTAGGCGGTTAGCTTGTCTGCAAGATCGAGCATGGATACGGTCATTGCTTAAATCCTTCTGCCGAAACGACGATCATTATACTTCCAATACGCTTTGGTTCTCTCCGACTTGAAGTCTTTGACCTTGTCATTGAGGATCAGAGCCTCCGCGAGATCACCGTTCTTTGCTGCGCGGTCGCGCTCAGCGCGGAGTGCGGCAAGCCGTGCTGCTCTTTCCTCAAGACGCCACAGGCCGTTTGTGAATCCACCAGCCTTGAGATTGCGCGGGCCGCGGGGCGGTTTCGGTTGCTTGGCCATGGCTTACAACTCCACGGTCTCAGGGGAAGATCGTTCAATGGTCATTATGATGCCCACCTAATTTGAGGATGGCGGTTCGTAGAATCTCTTACGAGCTATCGCGCTCTCGAACCTTTGCATCACACGTTCGACAGTCTCTGAGCCTCCACCTTTAAGGTCTTTGATCCTGTCATTTAGGATCATGGCCTCGGCGTGGTTGCCGTGCTCTGCCGCAAAATCGCGATCAGCGCGAAGCTTTTTCAAAAGCGCTTCTCTGCGCTCTTCAAGTCGCCATAAGCCGTTGGTGAAACCACCAGCTTTTAGATTCCGCGGGCCTCGCGGTGGTTTTGGTTGTTTAACCATGTTCATCATCCCTCTCCACGGTCAGCAGACGAGACAGCTTTGCGGGCGCGATCCAATGCAGGCCATTCGCCATCCTCGAACTCGCAGCCATCGCCGGGATTCTTTATTTCGTTCACCAGATCCCGCAGCGCCCCCTCCAGCTCCTCAATGCGAGCTTTCGACTCGTCTTTCCCGGCCTCAAAAGAGACCCTGACGATCTCGATCAGGTTGCGCGCCAGATCAGCATCAAATCCCATGCCTCTGATTTTGGCGTAGGCATCCTCGCACATAGGCTGTGTCATCTGAGCGGTGCGCTCGCCGGGAAACGGATCGGCCTCCTGGCCACGTCCGAACATGGATGGTTTGTCGGTCATCAACGGTTGCCCTTCATGATCGTTGATAGCCGCATCACCAGCTCCAGCCCTTCGAGAAGTACAGAACCATGGCAGCCCAAAGCAGCGCATCATGAAGTGCCGCAATCGCCACAGCGATGAGAAATGCTTTCGCAATCCCGTGGAAGATGTCAGTCATGGCCGCCATCCAAGCAGTGGCATTCGTTAATCGAGATCAGATCGCCTTTAACCGGGGTGGTGTCCTCGATCGACATGCGATCAATGGTGCAGCGGCTAAGGGCGCGCTCCGTGTAGTCCTTCACCGACGGGCCCGTCATCGCCATAGTCGGGAGAGATTCCGCGGTGCAGTCCAAGATGATGCGATATTTCATGATCTATCTCTCTCGTGATGCAAAAACAGGAGAGCCGTCGAAGCGTCTCCAGGCTCGAATGGATCTAGGCTTTTTGATCCCGCGCTGGCGATCCTGAATGCGCTTGGTCTTGGCGATTGCCGGCACGTCCTGCGTTGCAGTCTTGATCTTGTGACATGGCGTACAAAGCACTTGGCAGTTCTCCAGCGTCGGGTCGCCACCAAGGCCATCCGCAATGCTGTGGTCATAGTGGAATTTGCCGATAGTCAGACGAGCTCCGCAGCTTTCCCCTTCGCAGCAACCATTGGCGCGGAGGAACGCATCTCGCTTTGTTTGCTTTGAAAATTCCTTCCTCACGCAACACACTCCAGTTCACGAAAGCGAACCGACTTTTCGGCACCAAAAGCATAGATCAGCTCGATAAGCTCACTGATCTCTTCCTTGGTCATCTGGCTTGTTCGCATCCCAAGCGGGACGAATGTGCCGGCGTCTATGCCTGGCACAACACGGGTTCGGCGCAGAGAAGCAGTAAGAACGTCCTTCCAATCCTCGCTTGAAAGCTTCTGGCCGTACCAATCGACTTGCTTGCTGATCTGGCCAAGGAGGGACCACATCAGCGAGTTCTGATCGAGAGACCGGCGCGGCGCACGAAATTCTACCGTTGTTCCCTCCGGAACATTGCTGGCCCAAGTCGCAATCAAATTGCGATCGGCCCTTCCCTTGATCTCGACGATTGCGCGGGGCATCAAGCAGCATCCTTCTCGCCGTACAGACTGTTAAGCTGAGAAAGTTTGACTGCCATTTCGAGAAGAAACGAAGCGATCTCGGTCTCAAGGTCCGAAATGCGCCTCGGATCGCGGGACACTCGCCTGATGAACAAGCGCATGTTTTCCGGCATGCGCGGATCATAGGAGACGAAATCGCACCAGGCCCGGCCCGTGCAAGCCATCTGAAACTGAATCTGCGCTTCATATTTGGAAGGGATGCCTTGGCCGAGCAGCGTTTCCAGATGTGTCGCTGTATTCGGGCACTTGATCTCAACCAAGCCATCTTCACCAACCAAGCCGTCAGGTGAGCATCCGGCTTGATCGATCGAGGGGTGCGGCACAAACGCAACTTCCCGCACCGTTACACCCTGATAGAACTCATATGCCGCGCGAGCTTCCGGCTCAGTCTCGGTCCCATGCTGCATGGCCGCGTTGGTGTAGGCTTCAGCAACCGTTCCCGTAAGGCGCTCGGCAATCAACTGCGCCAAGTAATTCGCCCGCGAAGCCGAATAGCCGGTCTTGGTCTTGGCGATGACATCGGCAACGCGAGAGGCAGTTACTTTGCCCAAGCGAAGCTGCTTCCATTCGTCGGAACCTTGGATGATTTCGCTCATTTTGCTGCCCTCTTCTTGTTCAGAGCGGCGATAGCGCGGGGGAAGTCCTTGGTAGTGATATCGGCCAAGCCTCCAACCTTGAAGTACCGGCAGAACGCTTCTTTGTCGGCCCCGACTTCATCAGCGAGAGCCACAAGCTGTTCCACCTGTTCAAGTGTGATGGCTTCAGCCGATCCCGCTGCGTTGCCGTCATCGTCTTTCGCCGCTGCAAGTCCAAGCATCTGCACCAGCGAATAGCGCTGCAGATAGGTCAGGGTCGATCCAATCGCCTGGATAGCGTTCTTATTGCCAGTCGTGTCTGCACCGGCTGACAGAGCCGTTTCTTCGCTGTGGCCATGGCCGAACAGGACGCAAGTCACCATGATCGACTTTTCAGTCTGCACGGTCTTGAAGCGATAGGAGAGACCATGTCGGCCTAGAATGGGATCGATCGCTTTCGCAATTGCGGCAAAATCGGCATATTTCTTTTCGTTGTGGCCAGTGGCATTGCGGATCACGATAGGGATTTCTCCCTTCGCTGCGGCCAAAGCCTGCTCGAACGCCTTACGGGCATTGGCGCTTTCCCAGCGCTCCTGCAAACTCATGAGTTTTTCCAGCACATCGATGTCTGCGCCCGAGGCGACGGCGCGGTTGAGCATATCCATCGGAGTGACAGGCTGAACCATCGTCGGGGCAGTCTCCTGCGGAATGATGCTGACTTTCTCAACTGCGTTGCTCATGCGCGCTCGCTCCGGTCAGAGATGACAGTGGCGGACCAACAGACCGCGACTGCCACGAGGCAGAACACGGTGAACGCACCTGCGATGAAAGCGATCATCTGGCCATCTCCTCTTGCACGCGCCCCATGGTCTCGGCGAACTCCTCTGGGCTCGGCCGGCGCTCGGCGAACTGCCGTAGCAGCGAGTCCATGCGGTCATATGCCGATGCGGTCGCGTCAATCTTCGCGCCGGCTGCCATCGTGCGAGCGTACTGCTCGATCAGATCGGCGCCGTCCTGCAGGTCGATCGTCTTGACCAGCACGGCGATCTCGATGGCGGTGGGGATCTTGGCGGGGGTGAGGAGTTCACGCATGGGCGAGTTCCTCCTCGATCGCGTTGTTCACGGCATCCTGCACGCGCGGGCGCCATTCATCATCGAGGCGATCGAAGATCATGGAGTGAAGCGGCGTGCCGCGATCGACCATCACAACGCGCGGCAGCCATCCGCCCGATGGCGCCTTGGCATATCCTTCAAGGTAGATTTCGGAGATGCCCCACTGGCCGTCAGGCCAGTAGTTGAGGAGGGCGGACCCATTTACCAGGCCGGCATCAATGCCGCCGGTGACGAGGAGAGGAAGTTCCTCGAACTTGTAATCGAGCTGGCGAGCCATGGCGATCTCCTGTTCTGGAGACCACCTTAAGGACAGTCGGTCCTAGGTGTCAAGGACTATTTGTCCTAAGAGCCAATATTTTTTAGGCGGCGTTTTTGGATCGCCTTCGAACGCGCGGCTTTGGTGCTGGCTCGATATCTGGCGTGATCTCAGGAATTGAGGCGACTTTCATGCGCCCTTGGCCGGTCATGAGCCATTCCATGTCAATCCTGGCGATGAGACAGAACCTGCGGACGAGATGGTGCGGGAGTAAGCTGCGGCCCTCGTACTGCTTATATTTATCCTGAGGCATGCCCAAAGCCTCGGCCATTTGCCATTGCTTCCAGCCAAGCGCCACGCGCGCTTGGGCGACACGGGCCATAAACGCCTGCTTATATTCAGTTTCTGTCTCTGAGTCCGCCATACGGACAGTGTGTCCTAATGATAATTCACGGTCCAAGGACACTTTGGGCTTGTTTTTAAGGACAGGCTGTCCTATGCTCTGAGGCATGACGCAAATTACTTCGTTCAGGTCGATCGTTGAGCTTTGGGGCCCAAAGGACGCGCATGGAGCGCGCCTGGCGATGGGCTCCGAGATCGGAGCATCAGCCGGACTTGTAACCAAATGGTGGCAGCGGGACTGGATTCCGCCTGAGTGGTGGTCTGCTGTGCTGTCAACGGAGAAATCCCGCGACGCTGGAGTGACAGCCGATCTCCTTGCGCGCTTGGCCGCCCGTCGCACTTTCACAGCAGACGCCTGTGAGGCGAGCCAATGAGCTCGCCCATTCCAAATGACGCTCATAAAAATTGCCCCCGTCGGGCCCCGGATTTTGCGCGCGGCTGCTCCGCGTCTGTTCCTTCGCTCTTGGCCGTGAGCACTCTTTGGGATCGCGCTCACGACGGGGAGCATCCAACCACAGCGCGCAGGTTTCTGTCACGAAGAATTCGCCGTTCAGACACAATCGTGAAAGCGGTGTGTGTCTTTCGCGCATCCTCCGGTAGTGCATCGGCAACCGGAAATATAGCGCGACATTCCGTAAAGATACGGTCAGCTCGACTGACAGATGATTCAGTGAAATCGATTGCGGTGTCTCAGTCTGGGACATGTGTTTGTCCTGTGCATGTAGGGGTGCGTTCATGCGTTCAGTATCGGGGGCGCAGCACGCGCCGGCTATCGAGATCGACCGACAGGCAAGTCGCGAGGACGACAGATTTGTCGGCGATGCGCTCGCAGGGATCTGCAAGCTCATCCTTTGGCCTGAGAATACAGCTGCTTACCTCGCGGCCGCTGCGAAGTGCAGCACGCGTCAGGCCGAGCGCTTCCTTGGCGGGCACTGTGAATGGTCCGGCGCGGCGCAAGCCGCCGTTATCACCGAAGTTCTCAATCGTCGCGGCATGCGGAACGTGAAGATCGTTCCGCGCCGCTGAGTTCTATTTTGTGAGTGCGTCCTACGCCTGCAGGGGGCAGGTGACATCATCGTCTAGGCGCGCATGCCTTTTTCTATGCCTCGTCGCCGCAATAAATTCGGCGCCAAGTCGATCGTGGTCGACAATATCCGGTTTGCGAGCCTTGCCGAGGCCCGGCGCTATGAGCAGCTCAAGCTGCTCGCGCGCGCATGCGATATCCGCAATCTCGAACTTCAGCCTGAGTTTCCGTTCCTGATGAACGGCGAGAAGATTTTCATCTATCGCGCGGACTTCGCGTATTTCCGCGGCGAGACCAGGATCGTCGAAGACGTGAAGGGCGTCAGCACGCCGCTTTATCGTCTGAAGAAGAAGCTCATTGAGGCGGCCTACCACATCGAGATCGTCGAGGTGGGCCGATGAGCCGTCCTTGGATGCCGCTCTATGTGGCCGACTATCAGGCGGACACTGCGCACCTCACCACGACTGAGCACGGGGCGTACCTGCTGCTCATCATGTTTTACTGGACGAAGGGTGGATTGCCAGAAAGCGAGGAGGCGATCCGGCGCGTGACGCGCATGACCGCCCGCCAATGGTCGCAATCTCGCGACGTTCTGAGGTCGCTGTTTGGAGACGAATGGCGTCACAAGCGAATTGACGAGGAACTGGCAAAAGCCGTTGAAAAGTCTCAGGTCAATTCAGCGAACGCAAAGCGACGGCACAGCGAACGCACTGCGGACGCAAAGCGTTCGGATACACAATCACAATCACATAAGAAAGATGCCGCTCCCGCGGCGTCTGATCCTGAAATCGATCTGTTCCGCCGCGGTCGGGAATTGCTGGGCAACAGCGCTGGAGGACTCGTCAAGCAACTCCTCCAGGCGAAGGGCGGGAAGATTACCGACGCTCGCGCTGCGCTGGAGACCGCGGCGGGCAAGAGCAACCCACGGGAATACCTCGGGGGGGTGATCCGCAAAAAACGCGACGACGATCAGCCGCAATGGCTCGACGGCATTCCGGGGGTGCTCTGATGGCCGAGATTATCGAACTTCCGGATATTTCGGTGCCCGCCGGTTTGTATTCGCTGGCGGACCTGCCGCAGCGGGGATCTGTTGCTAGACAGGCGTTCAAGGCTGGATGGCCCGAGCTCGACTCGATCCTGAAATTCTATCTCGGCCAGTTCATCGTGCTGACGGGCATCGCCGGCCACGGTAAATCTACGTTCATCCTGAACGTTTTGATGAAGCTCGCGAAGGATCGCGGCGTCGGGTCGTTCATGTACGTTCCGGAGAACGAGAGCCATTTGCTCGAAAAGCTGCGGCTAATCTGGCCAGGAAACGAACAATCCTTTCAGCATTTCTGCCGTTCGCAGTGTTCGATTCAATCCGCGGTTCCGCATCAGCATTACGAGCCGGCGCATACGATTCAGTGGGTTCTCGATCGTGCCGAATGGGCGGTTGTTCATCGCAAAGCCGAGATCGTGCTGATCGACCCTTGGAACGAACTCGATCGCGCTCGCAAGCGCGATGAAATGATGACGGACTACATTGGTCGCTGTCTGATGGAGATCAAGGATTTTTGCCGATCTCTCGGCGCCATCGTTGTCATCGTTGCGCACCCGACGAAGGCGATCACGCAGACTGGCAACCGCGTTGTGAGCCTTGCAGACATCGAAGGCTCGATGAATTGGTACAACAAATGCGACAACGGTCTGATTGTTGTTCGTGAGGCTGGCAACACGGCCAAGGTGATCAGCGCCAAGGTGCGCGAGATCGGCGCCGGCAAGATCGGCAGCTGCAGTTTCTTCGTTGATCCGAATACTGGAAAATTCACCCCTCAATACGGGAGCGATTGCGATGTCATGTGATGAAGTCAAGAGGTCGACGTTGGCCACGCTCAATGAGATTGCGGTCGGTGAGGCCGAGTTTAAGGCGCGGCATAGCATCGATGTCCGCGACGAAGACGAGTGGATGCAACTGCGTGACATCGTGGCGCGGATCGAGCGCAAGCTGATGGCGAAGCTGCCAGCAAAGGATGCTGCCGAATGACTCCGCTGACGCCACGAGAGCGCGAGGTATGCGAACTGCTCTGCCTCGGGAAGGTCAATAAGGAAATTGCGACCGAACTCGGGATTTCCTCCCGTACCGTCGAAGATCATCGCGCGATCATCCTGCGCAAGTGCGATGTGCGCAACGTGGTCGAGTTGGTCCGCGTCGTCTACGGGCTCAAGGAATTTGGTCCGACTGCCAGTCCATCAATCACACCCGAGCGGGGGCTCGAAGATGCCGTTTCAAACGCACAATCCTAGGCTATCCGACGTGTGGACGACCGAGCGCATTGCATTGCTGCTCAAGCTGGATGCTGAGAATGTCCTGAGCCGCGCGCAGATCGCCAACGAGCTCGCAGCCCGCACCGGGAGCTGCTTCACCCGCAACGCCGTGATCGGCAAGCTGATGCGCCTCGGGGTGCCGAAGAAGGAACGTCCGGACCGCAAGCCGCCCTACATGCCGCGGCCGCGATATCTCCCAGGCCGATCGAGCGCGGGACCGCGACCAGCTCCGGCGCCACGACCGGTCTCCGAGCTCATCCAGGATTCGCTGCGCCTGTCGCTGTTCGATCTGACCGAGACGACATGCCGCTATCCGACCAATGACGAGCCGTGGGAATTCTGCGGACATCCGATCTGCGCCGGCAGCTACTGCGCCTTGCACGCCCAAATTTGCTATAATCCTCGTGAACCACATGTGCCGCGCCTATCGAGGCAGCAGCACATCCGGGCATGGAAGCTGAAATGTCAGGCCGCATGAATGAAGCTCTGCCGCTGTATCGATTGCGAAATCATTCGCATGACCTTCAGCGTACAGTCTTACCGCGAATACCTCGAGCTTGAGAGAAGATTGGGAATGGGACGACTGAGCGAGAAGATGGCGGCCGCGGCCGCAGTGGCTCCCCGGCAGGCGGCCAAGATCGAAGCGAGGGCTGACCGTATTATTGCGGCTGAGCCTGAGATCGAGCGCATGACCGAGGAATCCTTCTCCGCTCATGAAGCCATCCTTGCTGAGGCAGAGAGGGGCCTAGGAGACGTTTTGCACGCTTTGGCGGGGTCAACCAACGGCGCCCCTTTAGAGCTCTCCAGCGCCTCGCCAGAGTCACCTGGAGGCCGTCCCTCTCAACAGCTGGGCTCCCCCGCGTCCAGTGAGCCCAGCGCGAGCGGAGACGCCCCCCAGAAGGACGTTTTTCATGCCTGACCACATCGCGGCCGCGCAGAGCCTGATCCTGCGCCTGAATGCCCCGCCCCAATACCATTCGGTCTGGGTGCGCAACGAGGTTCAGGAGGACGGCTCGGTCAAGCAACTGCTCTGCGTCTCGATCCGTCCGGCGCAGGTGAAGAACATCCACGTTCCAGCCGAGCACATGGGAATTCCCGTGGTGCAGGTGCCGTGGCCGAAGGGGCAGTGAATGGGCTCCGACCGCACCAAGCGCAAAGTCCGCGGCGGATCGCTGCTCGGCAATGACTGGGAACAAAAGACCCGGGCAAAAATACAAGCCGGTGGAATCGTTAAGCGTTTGATCCTTTTCGTGAATGGGAAAATTTCGCTAGAGCCCGCGCAAGTCACTGCTGGGCTTGGGCTTTTGAAGAAAGTTCTGCCCGATACCGTATTCGTCGAGCACAGCGGCGAGGTCAAGCACAGCGTCATTAGAGCGCCGGCTGTTTCAACCAACCTGAATGATTGGGAGCGCCAGCACGTTCCCGAGCAGTACAAAACGGAACACTGATGCTGATCGAGCGAAGGTCATTCCTGAAGGGGCTTGGAGCAACGCTATTCGTAGCGCCGGCCATCGTTCGGGCTGAGAGCTTGATGCAGGTGAGGGAAGTAATGCCATCGGTGCCCGATTGGTGTCCCCCTGGCTGGCTGCCCCTGGACGGCAGGGAGATCAAGAAGAAGTTCTATCCCGATCTCTATCGCTCCTATGAGCGCATGCGCTTTCCGATGTTCGTCGCCAATGAGCAGCGGTTTGAAGGTTATGGCGGCTATAAGATTCCCGACGGCCGGCTGCAGCCAAGCTTCGTCCGGATTATCGCTGCGAAAGATCAGGTTAGATCAAACGGAACGATTGCGCGGGCTGGCGTAGTCGCAACTATTTCAATTCCAACGGAGCACTGACATGCCTCTCAAGAAATCGACCAGCAAGAAGGCGTTCAAGTCCAACATTCGCGCTGAGGTCAAGGCCGGCAAGCCGGTCAAGCAGGCTGTGGCCATCGCATACAGCGAGAAGCGGGCGGCTGAGCGCAAGAAATGAGATACCAGGTTCAGGACTACGTCTCGCCTGACGTTCCCAATCCTTTTCATTCATGGACGCTTGATGGCGCTTGGGATCACAAGCGGCCGTGGCGCTTCCTTGAAGAACATGGGGATGTCGTCCGGGCTTTCGGCGATCTCTGGAAGACCAACAAGGACGCCACATTCAACGTGTTAGGCGCCATTGAATATGCTCAGGTGAACCTTTGACCCCAGACCAGGCCCGCGATCTCCTGCGCGCCATCCGCCGCGCTCCGCAGTCCAACCCAGGCTATGTCGAGCCGCTGTCTGATCTTGAGATAGAGGGCTGGATCGCATTCCTGCAGGCGCTGGGACTGATCAAGGATCAATAGGCCAATGTCATCTATCCGTATTCTTGATATCGTTAAGCCTGACTTGAAGGGTATCAGAGATCTTATCGCTTCGGAGCTGAGGCTCATTCGCAAGCGCGATCCCATTGAAGCACGCCGACGATTGAAGCGCTTCCAAGCTGGAATGGCTTCGCTGGAAGCGAACCTGAATCACAATTTATTTTATGGCAACGCTGGGGGCGGCGGTCTGGCCCATCTCCTCGGAAGGACAAATGGGGAATAGGTCACCTGCCTTCGATGTCATCTGGGAACCTCAAGTCGGCCCTCAGACAGCATTGCTGGCCTGTCCGATCTTCGAAATCTTCTTTGGCGGTGCCCGCGGTGGCGGCAAGACCGACGGGATGCTTGGGGAATGGATCAGCCACCAAGATCAGTTCGGCGAGCACTGCAATGCGATCATGTTCCGGCGCGAGCGCACGCAGCTCGTGGATACCATCGAGCGCAGCCGGCAGCTATTCCGGCCACTAGGAGCGAACTTCCATGAGCAAGAGAAACTTTGGCGTTTCCCCAACGGCTCACGATTTCAATTCGCCTATCTCGATCACGACAGCGACGCGGATGCTTATCAAGGCCGATCGCATACGCGTGTTTACATTGAGGAGATTGGGACGTTTCCCTCTCCCAATCCTATTTTTAAGCTCATGGCTACTCTGCGTAGTGGCCATGGTATCCCATGCGGATTTCGAGCTACAGGCAATCCTGGCGGCCCTGGCCATCAATGGGTACGTGCTCGCTATATTGATCCGGCGCCTCTTGGCTGGAAGACCATAAGCGATAGCTTCACCAATCCATGGACGAAAGAGATCGTCCGGCGCGATCGGATCTTCATTCCCTCCAAGCTGCAGGACAACCGGTATCTGGGTTCTGAGTACGTTGCCAACTTGCAGATGGTTGGCAATGCGCAGCTGGTCAGAGCATGGCTTGAGGGCGACTGGTCGGTCATCGAAGGCGCGTTCTTCCCGGAGTTCAGCGAGGCAAAGCATGTTATCCCGCCTTTTCAGATTCCTGCGAACTGGCTTCGGTTCAGATCGGGCGACTGGGGGTCCGCCAAGCCTTTCAGCATTGGTTGGTGGTCTGTCGTTGGAGACGACTTCCCGCTACGTCAGGACGGAGGACGGCAGCTTGTGGTGCTACCGCGGGGGGCGCTGGTCCGTTATCGAGAGTGGTACGGAGCATCATCGCCGAATGTGGGCCTCAAGCTCCCGGCCGAAGACGTTGCCGACGGGATCAAGGTAAGGGAAGCCGATGAGCCACGAGATATCGAAGGTAATCCGGCTGTTACCTATGGGGTGCTCGATCCCGCTGCATTTGCGTCTGACGGAGGTCCAAGCATCGCAGAGCGAATGGCTGGTCGCAAAGTATTCTTTCGACGGGCCGATAACGCCCGGGTCTCTGCCCGAGGAGCTATGGGTGGCTGGGACCAGGTACGTGCGCGTCTCATGGGGGACGGAGAGCGACCGGGCATCTATTTCTTCTCCACTTGCCGAGATTCCATAAGAACGCTGCCGGCGCTCCAGCACGATGCCAACAAGCCTGAGGACGTGGATACCGAGTCCGAGGATCATGCCCCGGACGAAATTCGCTATGCCGCGATGAGCCGGCCTTATGTGAAGCAGGTTATAACCCGGCCTGAGCAAAAGCTTCTCGTGGTCGGGCCGGGCAACCAAGTTTCGCTCGATGACCTTTGGGAGGCGAAAGCGCCGCGCAAAAGCCAGAGGGTCTGATGACCGATTCAACGCTGATGACCAACCCGGTGACGCCAGTCATCAATGGCGCGGCTCTTTCGGCCTCCAATCCGCTTCCGGTGACCAATGTTGGGGTGCAGGCGTCTGGCGTGACGGCCTTGGCCGGTAATGCTACGGGCACCACGGGGGCTGTGGTGGGCACGCTGACGGCGACCTCGACCACCACGGCCTACATCAACGGCTTCACGGTCTCGGCTGTGGGCGGCACGGCGGCGGTTGGGCCGATCACCGTGGCGGGCTTGGTTGGCGGCTCGCAGGTCTATTACCTCAACTCGTCGGCTGCTGGCAGCTCGTTGGTGGTGAACTTCCAGAGCCCGATCGCCGCGAGCGCAGTCAACACCAACATCACGATTACGACCACGGCTGACGGCACGGCGACGAGCGTCTCGGTCAATAGCTGGGGCTTCCGCCTCTGATGGCTGTTGCGCTCCAACCAGAGCAGGAGATGGCAGCTCACTGGAAAACCCAGATCGAGCAGGCCGACAAGGCGACCGACAAGTGGCGCAAGCGCGCCGAGAAGATCTCCAAGACCTATCGGGATGAGCGGCCGGACCAGCCCGGCGCTGCCACTGCCTCTGATGGTGGCGTGGCCAAGCGGCTCAATCTGTTCTGGTCCAATGTCGAAACTTTGAAACCCGTCATCTATTCCAAGACGCCTGTTCCGATCGTTGAGCGGCGCTTTCTGGACAAGGATACTACGGGCAGGGTGGCCTCGACCATTCTTGAACGTGCGTTGCGGTATGAGGTCGCGATGAGCGGCTTTGATGCCACGATGCGCCGCTGCCGGAACGATTACCTGATTCCGGGGCGCGGTCAGGCATGGGTGCGCTATGACCCGAAGTTCGGCGATCCGATCAGCCCCGAGCAGACAGCCGACCGTGACATCACGGACGGCGCTGGCGAGCCAATGGATGAGAGCCGTGAGATGGCTGAGGACGCGCAGGAGCGCGAGTTCCTCGCCGAAAGCCTCGCGGTCGATTACGTGCATTGGCAGGATTTCTACGTATTCCCGCCGAACGCTCGGACTTGGTGCGAGGTGGAAGGCGTCGGGCGCCGGCTGTTCCTGTCACGGACCGACCTGATCGAGAATTTTGGCGAGGCGACTGGCAAGAAGATCGAGCTCGACCACGTTCCCCGCACCGATAACAACCAGCAAGGGGAAAGCCTGCTGTCGGGTCAGGAGGGCTTGCAGGCGACCATCTATGAGATTTGGTGGAAGCCGGAGCGCAAGGTCTACTTCATTGCGAAGTCCTATGGAGAGGTCTGCAAAGAGGTTGACGACCCCTTGAAGCTGGAAGGCTTCTTTCCGTGCCCTGAGCCGCTGTCGGCGACCATGACCAACGACAGCATGATTCCGGTCCCGGATTATGCGGAGAGCCAGGATCAATATCTCCAGATTGACGAGCTGACCAAGCGCATCGACATCCTGACGGCATCGACGCGGGTTGTTGGCGTCTATGACAGCGCGGCGCAGTCCCTGAAACGGGTCTTTGAAGAGGCCAGCGAGCCCAATCTGATCCCCGTGGATAGCTGGGCCATGTTCGCCGAAAAGGGCGGGCTGAAGGGCGCTATCGACTGGGTACCGATCGAGGCGGTGGCCAAGACACTGCAAATCCTGATCGAGGTACGGACCAAGGTCATTGAGGACCTGGACCGAACGACGGGTATTTCCGACATCATGCGCGGCACGTCGGACGCCCGGGAGACCATGGGCGGCCAGCGGCTCAAGAGCAACAATTCCTCGACGCGGGTACGTGAGCGGCAGGACGCGATGGCCCGGTTTGCCCGTGATGTGATCTGCATCATGGGCGAGATCGTCTCGGAGCATTACTCGCCGGAGACGCTGATTCAGGTATCCGGCGCGATGTATGACGAGGGGCTTGACCCTCCCGCACTTCCCCAATCGGTGCAGCCGCCCATCAACCCGGCAGGGCCGGCCCCGATGCCCCCGCAGGCGCCGAACGGCTCTCCTCTCGCTCCGGTGCCTGCGGGGCCGCCTGCCGATTCCCCCGAACAGCAGCAGGCTCGCAAGCTCGACATGATCAGCAACGCGATCGCGCTGCTGCGGCAGGACAAGCTCCGCGGCTTCCGGATCGATATCGAGACGGACTCGACCGTCCAAGGCGATGCCGAGCAGGAGAAGGCTCAGCGAATTGAGTTCCTGACCGCGACAACGAAGTTCATCGAGACGGCCGCGCAGGTCACTCAGATGGTCCCCGAGTTCGCACCCTTGGCAGCCAAGATGCTGGGCTTTGGCGTCCGTGGTTTCCGGGTGGGACGCGATCTGGAAAGCGCGATTGAGGAGTTCTGCGACAAGGCCGAGCAAGACGCCAAGGCCAAGGCATCGCAGCCGCCGCAGCCCAATGCGGAGCAGATCAAGGCTCAGACCGAGCAGATGAAGGCGCAGGCCGAGATCGACCGGCAGAAGGTGGAGAACGAGGGCGAGCAGGCCAACAATGCCGCCAATCTGCGCATGAAGGAAATCGACATGCAGATGGAGCAGATGCGGCTCCGGATGGCCGAGATCAAGCTCGAGGAAACCCGCGTTCAAATGATGGGCAAGGCTCATGAAGCCGGCGAGGGCGAGGCCGGCTCGACCAAGGGCTTCGGCATCCATCCCATGATTGCCGGCGAGCACATCGTCAAGGCCGCCCAGGCGATAGATCTGGCGTCGCGTCGCAATGCAGCGCCGAAACGGATCATTCGCGGTCCCGACGGCAAGGCTGAACACATCATCACGGACTTTCAGGAGTAGGATCAATGGCACTTTACTCGGTTTCGAATACGCTGGCAGGTTCTCAGCAGAACCTGTCTTCGTCTTACAAGACGCTGGTAGCACTGACCGCGGCCACCGGCGCGGCTACGCTCAAGCGCGGCTGGATTTATGAAATCGAGGTCGGGCTGGACGGCCTGCCGAACTCGACGGATTGCGCCGTGGTCTGGCAGTGGTCGCGGCAGACGGCGGCTGGCACCTCGACGTCGGCCACGCCAAATCCGCTTGATCCGGCCGATACTGCCGCTGGTCTGGTCGCCTCGGTCAATTTCACGGCCGAAGGCACGGTTACGTCGGCTTCCGAGCTTCTGACGCTGGCGCTCAACCAGCGCAACTCACAGCGCTGGATTGCCCGAGATGACAGGTCGGCGCTGGTCATTCCGGCCACGAACCTCGCCGGTATCGCAGGGCGCGCGAAATCCTCGACCTATGCCTCGACCGCGGTCATGTCGCAGCATTTTGAGGAATAATGCGACAGCCGCAGGGATACACGATCATTACGGGTCCAGGCCCTGGCGCGGGCGAAATGGACTCGTTTACCTGCGCGCACTGCAATTCCGTGCGGTTTGTCAAGCCAAACGAGCGCGCTGAAGATCTGGGCGGGATCTGCCACCTCTGCGGCGACAAGAGCCGGCCCAGCTTCGTTTGCGAGAAGTGCGTCGGCAAGGGTTGCGATCCCTTCGAGAAGAAGCTGGAGCGCTGGGAACGCCGTGATCGCCTTCTGAGGTGTGTTTGATGTCGCACCTCTACAATCTCGCGCGGGTCACCACGGCAACGACGGGCACGGGAACGATTACGCTCTCGACTGTGGTCTCTGGATACCTGACGTTCGCATTGGCTGGCGTTCAGGACGGTGAGACCGTCACCTATGGCATCAAGGACGGCGCCAATAGCGAGATCGGCTATGGCGTCTATACTGCTGCCGGAACGACGCTCTCGCGCGCCACGATCATTAATTCCACCAATAGCGGCTCTGCGATCAATCTTTCCGGCTCAGCCGAGGTCTACATCACGGTTGCCGCAGCCGATCTCAACCTTGATGTCCAGACTTTCACGGCGAACGGCACATGGACCAAGCCGAGCGGGCTGATCGGCTCTGAGCTGGTCTTTGTTCAACTCTGGGGCGGTGGTGGTGGTGGCGGCAATGGCGCCGGCAACGATGGCGGCGGCGGCGGTGGTCAATATCTGGAAGGCTGGTACCGCGCCAGCGATCTAGGCTCGACGGAATCGGTTGTCGTGCCGGGAACGGCCGCCGGTGGCGCGCCGGGCACTGCAGGCGGTAATACCACCTTCAAGGGCATGACGGCCTTTGGCGGTGGCGGCGGCGGCGGTAGCGGTGGCGGCGGCGGCGGTGGTGCAAAGGCCGCTGGTGCATCGAATGGCGGTGCTGGTGGCGGTCCGAGCGGTGGCGCGGCGGGCAATCCCGGCGGCGATTCCACGGCTGGCGGCGGTGGCAGCGGCAACGCACCGGCGGCTGCGGGCGGCTTCTCTGTCTGGGGCGGCGGCGGCGGCTCTTACACGACCGGAGCGGGCGGATCGTCCATCTGGGGCGGCGGTGGCGGCTCGGGCAACGGCGGCACGGCTGGCACATCGGTCTTTGGCGGCAATGGTGGCGCCTCGGCCGGCGGCAATGGTGTGGCGCCAGGCGGTGGCGGGGGCGCCAATCCCAGCGCTACGGCAGGGACAGGCGCGCGCGGTGAGGCAAGGATCAGGGTGATCAGATCATGAGATTGATTGCGGTAATATTGGCACTGTTCTTGGCGTCTCCATCGTTGGCCGGCAATGACATCGTTGGGGACTCGATTGCGGCTGGGACGGCAGCAAGCCCGTCAACGCATTCATTCGGCTCTCTGCTCAATGACGAACTCGGTTTCGTCGATCACGGTGTGTCCGGCGCCGAGATCTTCGATGTGTCGGCGCAGACGGCTGGTGTTTCCGTCAGCCCCAATGATCTGAAAATCATCGTGGAGGGGCGCAATTCAGCGCGCTGGGGTTGCCCTGCGCCTTGTACTGGGACGGCCTCAACCGCCTTCCTCGCCGAATACCGCAGCTCCTATGAGGCAAATCTGGCATGGCTGGCCCTGCCATCCAAGCATACCGCGCGCGACGGATCGGTGACCTATCACGGCTCCTGCTGGAGCAATACGGCAGTCTACGGCATCGGCGAGAACAGCAATTGCAATGGCAATTCGGCCGATCTGACGCCGATCGCCGGCAATGTACTGTATTTTGGCATGATCCAGCAGGACAACGCGCCCGGACAATGCACCTTTGACATCGATGGCGTATCCGGCGTTGCGGTCTTCAACACGCAGACCACGACCAATATCGGAACGACTTTCAACGGCGCCAGCTACGGATGGGCTACGGTGCGTGTTGTCGTCGGCGGCCTGATCTCGGCAACCCACACCGTTACCGTTCGTGTGACGTCGCCATCGAGCCCAGGCAATCGCTGCTATCTGGATTGGTATGGCGGTAATTATCAGCCGTCCGGCCTGTCGAAGGTCTACGCCTCGAACGTCATCTATGCCGCGAACGCCGCGGCCTATGCCGGCAACGGCTCATCGACCACCAATGACGACGCATTCAGCGCGCAGCAGGCGGCTGCGGTCGCGGAGCTTGCCGGCGATGGCCTCAACGTCGTCGTCTGGAACAACCGGGATGTGCTCGGCCCCTCCGACATGGACGGCGCGGTGCATCCAGTGAAGGGCCACCCCAAGATGTTCATCAACTTCTGGTGCCTGCAATCGCCCAAGCCGGCGGTGTGCCAGTAAGATGCTCGGCTTCGATGCCATAGGGCGGCTTGCGCTCGGTCAGGTCGCAACATCGAGCAGTGGCGCTGCATTCCAGCAGATCATCTCCGGACCTTGGGAGATGCCTCGCAAGGCCGGTCTGACTGTCGCAGTCATTGCCACAAGCTTTGTTGGCTTTGTTGCTCCGCCTCCGGCCCAAGCGGCAGTCTTCAGCCAGTTTTCCCAGCCTACTGCACCGCGGATCAGCCTTCCGGACGAGCAGCCATCGGCGCTATTCGAAGCCCCACCGCCACCACAGCCAACGGCTGTCTTTGCGAGGTTCAGCGAGCCGGCGCCGATCAGGCGGACTCTGGATAGCTTCACCAACGCCCCGCAGCCGGCCTTCGTACAACCCTATGTGTTCGGCCAGTTCAGCCAGCCGGTCGCTAGCCGAACGGTTCTGACTGACGAACAGCCATCGGCGCTCTTTGATGTCGAGCCGCCAGCGCTGCCGCCGTTCACCGGCTTTGCGCAGTTCGAGGGTATCCAGCGCGCCAGGTTCAATGTCGCGGTATTTTCGGATATCAAGTTCGTCGTTTCTCCGATCACCGTTGATACCCATGACGGCGTTTGGGTCAAACGAAAGCGCAAGCGAACCGGTCCCGATCCGATCGAGTTCGAGCTGGCAGAGAAGGCCGCCAGGCGCGCCGCGCTGGAATTGGCTGTCTATGGGCCCGAGGTCGAGTATTCCGAGCCGCCGACGGTCTTTGCAGCGCCTGCGCCCAAGCCCGTCAATGTGGCTGATCTGGCCAAGGTGATCTCGGTTGCACAGGCCCAGCAGATACAGGCCAAGCGTTCGCAGGCTGAACAGGACGAGGAAAGCGATCTAGAGGCGATCTTGCGGGAGATTTTATGACGCAGCGGATGTGTAAATCATGCGGGAAGTGGCACGACCTTGATGAGCCATGGCCGGAGAAATGCGGACGGCATTTTGTCCGAAGCTCGGCGCCTTACGTGATTTCGGACAATATCGAGCCGCTCAAGCATCACGCGACCGGCAAAATGATCTCCAGCAAGCGGGCTTTTGCCAAGGAAACGCGGGCGGCCGGCTGCATCGAGATCGGCAACGAGCCAATTCGGCCGCGCAAGCCGATCCCGCTGGATAAAGGGCAGCGTCGCGAGGCAATCAAGAGGACCATTTATGAGCTCAGAAACAGATAAACCCGATCAGTGGCGGCTTGATGTCGAGACAGTCATGAAATCGATGCATGAGCGCATTTGCGCGCTGGAGGGGGCGGTTATTTCTCAGCAAAAGATGATGGAGGCGATGGCGAGCGACGCTTTGAAGCCAAAGCTTATCCGGCCACAGCTCCGCTCATAGAAAAAAACGGTCATTTCTGCTAATTATGTGAACCATGAGCGAATTAGCCGACGCATTGATGAACGAAGCGGATTCCGCTGGAGTTGCGCCGGCAGATATTCCGGCCTCCGGCACGGAAAACTCGGGAGGGGAGGCGCATACCCCCCCGTCATCTCCTCCCGAGAAACCCTCCAAGGCCGAAAAGCTTTCGCTCCGCGATCAGATCAACAAATCCGTCGAGTCCGTCCGCACCGAGGAAGCCAAGCGCGCCCGGGATGTGACGACCGGCAAATTCGTTCCGAAAACCGAGGCCAGCGCGGAAAAGCCCGCTGCGGCAGAAATCCCCACGACCGAGCAGAACGCGCAAGCCCCAGCCTCAAAGCCTGTCGGCCCGCCCTCTGGCTGGTCCAAGGAAGCCCAAGCCCTTTGGGAGACTTTACCCCCGGCAGTGAAAGCGGACGCGGTCAGACGCGAGGCCGAAGTTGCCAAGGGATTCGACGAGTACCGAGGAAAAACCGCTCAACTCCAGGAAATCTCGCAAGCCCTTGAACCTCTGAAGCCCATTCTTCAACAGAGTGGCATTCAGACGGAAGCCCAGGCCGTCAAAAGGCTGTTGGAATGGGAAGGATCGTTCCGCAATCCGCAAACCCGGATGCAGGCGTTCCACAATCTTGCGCAGCAGTATGGGGTTGATCTCCGTTCACTGGTCCAAAGTCCATCCCCTCAGCCTTCATCGGCGCAGGAGATCCCCGAGCCCCTTCGGCCGGTCATCGATCAATTCGGCAACATTGTTCAGGATGTGAACTCGGTAAAGCAGGAGCTTCAAACGCTCCGCAACGAGAACATCGAAAAAGAACTCCGCGCCTTTGCCAGCAAGCCAGAACATGCACACTTCGATAAGGTGCGTGTGCTCATGGGGCAACTCATGAGTTCCGGTGCTGTGCCTCCAGGTGATCTGGATACCGCCTATCAGAAGGCGACCTTGATCCATCCCGAGGTCTCAGCGGCGATCGAGGCGGAAAAGGCTGCGAAAGCGGCTGCCGAACTGCAAAAGACCAACGCCGAGAAGGCTGCGCGAGCCCGCCAAGCCGCCGTCTCACCATCCCCGCGCTCCCCCAACGGAGCGCCGGCCAATGGTGCAGCCGCCAAGCCCAAGTCGAGCAGCGTCCGGGATTCCCTCCTGTCGTCCATTGGAGAGCTCAGGGAAGGACAGCGGGCCTAACCCATAAGGGGTAGGCTATGGCCTTTCCGAATCTCTCTGAAATCGTGA